ATATTTCCTAAAGGAGATTTTGAAAACATAAGAGCCACTTCACCAACGAGAAGAGATTATAATATTAAAAGCACAGAAGATTTAGTTAGAAATTTACCAGGTGGAATCATAAGAGATATAGGAGCACCGGCAGCTGCTCTTGCTATAAGTGTACCTTATGATAGAATGCAAGCTGCAACAAGAACTACTCAATCAGATATTGATAGAGCGATACAATCAGGCGCACTTACTCCAAGAGAAATAGCAGACGAAGCTTTTGGATTAGCGTATGAAAGAGAAAATCCTTTATCAACTGCAATCGAAAGAAGTATAGGGGCAGCTGGTCCATTAGCAGAAAGACTGTCTCAAGGTGAACGTCTTATTCCAGGATTTACAAAAGTGGGAGACCGTAGTTATCAAGGACCAGATGGTCAGATATATGGACCAGAAACTTATGCATCTATTGCAGCGGGTATGTATCCAAACATATACGATCCAAGAAAAGATGCAGCAAAAGGTGGTATAATGAATGTCCCTGTTAGAACAAATTCTGAGGGAGTTAAAGAATTAGATTACAGAAAGACTGGCGGTTTTGTGCCAATTGGTGTAAAAGAAAAGGCAGATGATGTTCCAGCAATGTTATCTAAAAATGAATTTGTGTTTACAGCAGATGCTGTAAGAGGTGCTGGTAATGGTAGCATTAAAAAAGGTGCACAACGTATGTATGACACAATGAAAAAACTAGAGAGTAGAGTAGCATAATGGCAATAACAGAAACAAGAAATTTACCACCAGAGTTTATAGAAGCAGCGCAACGAACATTTTTAGCTGATCTTGGTAGACAAGCTGGTATACCAAGTATTACCACAGCAACAACACAAATGCCTGGTGAAACTGCAGAACAGTTTGCAGCTCGACAAGCACAAGCACAACAATTTGAAATTACAAAAGCTGGTATGGCTGATCTTGCTCCACAAGTTGCAGCGCAAGATGCTTTACAAACAGCAGCCGTAACTCAAGCAACAGATCCAACAACAGGATTAGGCGCTTTTCAACCTTTCTTAACAAAAGCTACAACAGCAGCAGACACTGCAACAGGTCTAACAGGACCAATGACAGAAGCACAAAGAACTGCATTTATGTCTCCATATCAAACAGCTGTTATTGATACAACTTTAGCTGAGTTTGATAGACAAGCTCAACAAAGACAAAATGAATTAGCAGCAAGAACATTAGGAACACCAGGAGCTTTTGGTGGTGGCCGTGAAGGTGTACAAAGAGCAGAGTTTGATGCAGCAAGCGACAGGAATCGAGCGGCTTTACAAGCAGGATTATTACAACAAGGTTTTGAACAAGCACAAACTGCTAGACAACAAGCCTTTGCAAATCAACAAGGACTAGCAAATTTACAAGCTGGTTTAGGAGCAAGACAACAAGATCTAGCTAGAGCACAGATTGCAACTCTTGGAACACTAGGTGCACAACAACAAGGACAAACACAAGCCGTGTTAGATGCACAAAGACAAGCAGCACAAATGGCTGTTGATGATCCAAGAAGAAGATTATCAATGTTAGGTTCTGGTATTGCACAATTAGTTCCTGGAGCAGGAGCTGTTAGTATAGCTGATGCAGGACCAGTAGCACCACAAGCAAGCCCATTGTCAACAGCATTAGGTCTTGGTTTAATGGGTGCTGATATTTATGGAAGGATATTTGGGCCAAAAGGATAATGAGTAGAATATTAAAAAGACCAATGTTTAAAAAAGGTG